ATGGCATTAGAGGTGGATCGGCAACGGTACACTTCCCAATCTGGCACCAAGAAATCGAAGACATCTTAGTTCTCAAGAATAACAAAGGCACAGAAGATAACCGTGTTCGCAAACTAGATTACTCCATTCAAATCAGCAAACTCTTCTATGAACGATTCATCTCAAACTCGGAGATTTCCCTCTTCTCTCCACACGATGTTCCTGGTTTGTATGATGCTTTTGGCACTGATCGATTTGACGAGTTATATGTGGGTTATGAACGAGATACATCTGTTCCAAGAAAGACTATTGGAGCTCAAGAACTCATTCTGGACCTCCTGAAGGAAAGGGCAGAAACTGGTCGTGTTTATATCATGAACATTGACCACTGCAATAGTCACTCTTCTTTCAAAGACAAAGTAAACATGAGCAATCTGTGTCAGGAAATCACCCTGCCTACAGATCCTCTTCAGCACATTGATGATGAAATGGGTGAGATTGCACTTTGCATTCTTTCTGCTATCAACGTTGGTAAAGTCAAGTCTGATGAAGAACTTGAAGAACTTTGTGACCTTTCTGTTCGTGGTTTGGATGAGTTGATTGACTATCAGAAATACCCTGTAGCAGCGGCAGAAATCGCCACTAAGGCACGTCGTTCTCTTGGTATAGGGTTTATTGGTCTAGCACACTATTTGGCAAAACTTGGGTTCAAATATGAGTCTCAAGAAGCCTGGGATGCTATTCATAAGTTGTCCGAAAGCTTCCAATATTATCTTCTCGTAGCTTCTAATCAACTTGCTAAAGAGAAAGGTCACTGCGAATACTTTGGTCGCACTAAGTACTCTGATGGCATTCTCCCAATCGACACTTATAAAAAAGATGTAGACGAAATTAGTAATCCAGAATACCAGCATGATTGGGAAAGTCTTAGGGCATCTATCTTGGAACACGGTCTCAGGCACTCAACACTGTCCGCACAGATGCCATCGGAGAGCAGTTCCGTTGTGTCAAACGCAACCAATGGAATCGAACCACCTAGAGATTACTTGTCCATTAAAAAGTCGAAGAAAGGTCCTCTCAAGCAAATCGTTCCTGGATATTCTCATCTCAAGAACCACTATACGCTTCTGTGGGATATGCCTAATAATACTGGTTATATCAATATTGTTGCTGTGATGCAGAAGTTCTTTGATCAGGCAATCTCTGGTAACTGGTCTTATAATCCAGAACATTATCCTGATAGTGAAGTTCCCACTTCTGTCATGGCAAAAGATCTTCTCACTACATATAAGTACGGTTGGAAGACATCTTACTATCAGAACACCCACGATCAAAAGACTGATGAAGTGGAGGACAAATCTGCTAAACTAGAAGCACTAATGTCTGAACTAGAAAACGCTAACGAAGGGGAGTGTGAATCCTGTGCAGTTTAAACTAAACACAAAAGAGGAAAAGAAAGTGGTTCAAGGAATGACCGTTTTCAATCAAAGTCAAGTTGACACAAAAAAGCAACCGATGTTCTTTGGTCAACCTCTTGGAGTTCAAAGATATGATTCATATAAGTATCCTATCTTTGATAAACTCACAACACAACAACTAGGATACTTTTGGAGACCTGAGGAGGTCTCCCTCCAAAAAGATCGTGGAGACTATCAAACACTCCGCCCTGAACAGAAACATATCTATACTTCTAATCTGAAGTATCAGATCATGCTTGATTCTGTTCAGGGTCGTGGTCCTGGTATGGCATTCATTCCATATTGCTCTTTACCAGAACTTGAAGCAGCAATGACTGTGTGGGAATTTATGGAGATGATTCACAGTCGCTCTTATACATATATTATCAAGAATGTTTATGCGAATCCTAGTGAGGTTTTCGATAAAATTCTAACTGATGATCGTATCTTAGAACGTGCCGAAAGTGTAACTGAATCATATAATGACTTCATCAATGAAGCACACCTGTATGATTCTTCAAACATGTGGCGTCATGCCAATGAGGGAGTTGATGCAGCACGTTTCACCAAGTATGAACTCAAACGGAAACTCTTCAGGGCAATTGCCAATGTCAATGTTCTGGAAGGCATACGATTCTATGTATCATTTGCATGTTCTTTCGCCTTCGGAGAACTCAAACTCATGGAAGGATCTGCTAAGATTATATCCCTCATCGCCAGGGATGAAAACCAGCATCTAGTCCTCACTCAAAATATTATCAATAAGTGGGCAGAGGGTGATGATCCCGAAATGAAACAGATCTTTGAAGAGGAGCAGGAGTGGTTGTATGCTCTGTTTGATCGTGCCGTGAATGAAGAGAAGCGTTGGGCACAGTATTTGTTCAAAGATGGTAGTATGATTGGATTGAACGATAAACTTCTACACCAGTATGTTGAGTGGATTGCCAATCGCCGTCTCAAAGCAATTGGTCTGAAACCGCAGTATGATATTTCTGCAAAGAACAATCCACTCCCATGGACACAACATTGGATTTCCTCTAAAGGACTTCAAGTTGCTCCACAGGAGACAGAAGTTGAGTCCTACATTGTTGGGGGAATTAAACAAGATGTTACCAAAAATACTTTCACAGGATTCCAATTATGATGATTGGTGTGAGGAGGAAATCCTGAATGCCTATCGTGAGGCAGCAGAGAATGATGACTACTTATTTGGCGATTATGACTATGAATCTGATTGGCTAGGAAAGAGGAACAACGATGTTGATTGAGAACGAATCAAAAGATACTTGGACAGAAGTTTACCTTTCTTGGAAGGGTTCTCTTCTATCTGAGAAACAAGTGCAACTGCTTACCGAGGGTCCAAAGTCTCTTACAGACTCTTGGGCTCTTGGTGCTATGCATAATGAATATAAAAAACATTTTCTGAGGGAGTAAAACGATGTCTAAAAATGCTCTCACTAAAGATGAGATGAGAGTTAGAATTCTAAATCTAAAAAATAAACTCTACACTGAACATGTCAGATATGACATGGATATCAAAGGACTTGCTCATAAATATCTGAACGAAGTCCTTGATATAATTGATGAGTATAGATATTGACTATGAAAATCCATGGACCTATGATGGGAAACCTTTTGGTAGTGTTGATATTTTGGACAACTTTGGTTTTGTTTATCTCATTGCCAATAAGTCCAACCAACGACAGTACATTGGGAGAAAGTATTTTTGGTCCTTTAGAACTCCAAAGGGGAAAAGTAGAAAAGTAAAATCAGAATCTGACTGGAAAAACTATTATGGTTCCTGTCCAGAGTTGAAAGATGATGTAAAAATATTTGGTAAAGAAAACTTTGATAGAGTTATATTATCTCTTCATAAGACAAAGGGAAAATGCAACTATGAAGAAACAAAACAATTATTTTTGAATAATGTTTTGAGCGAAAGTTTAGATAATAAAATTCCTAAGTTCTATAATTCAAACATACTTGGCAGATACTATCGTAAAGACTACTTTGATTCTAAATAAAAACAGTCTTTACTGAAAAGAGAATGTCGTTCAATCTACATAACTTTTTCAAGTTTTTTGATGAAAATAATGCCAACCATGTAGCTGCTGTTGGTATACTTGAGAAAGCAATTCCAAATCTTCTCTTACAGGAGTCTGGTTGGGTTGTTACATATCGTGGAGGAGATGCTTGCGGTGGTAAAGTATTCCTCAAAAACTTTTTCTTATATTACAATGAGCGTAATGATGCTCATGTGAAGGCAGTAACACAACTATCTGATGCTCTTCCAGAGAATCAAAAAACTGATACTGCAAAGTGGGTAGAGAAATATAGAGAAAAGTTACCAGCACCTTCTATCTTATCTGTTCCTTACTTCAATCAGGTAGATAATTATAGAGATGCTCACAGAACTTGTAATTCCTCATGTTCTGCAATGTGCCTTGAGTACTTCAAACCAGGAACTCTCAAGGGATCAAAGGGCGATGATGAATTCGTTCAGAAAGTTTTTGCAATCGGTGACACAACTGATCACTCAGTTCAGACCAAAGTTCTTGCTTCTTACGGAATTAAGTCTGTATTCAAGTATAATCTTTCTTTTAGTGATCTTGATCGTGAGCTTGCCGCAGGGAGACCTGTTGTTATCGGGATCCTGCATCGCGGTCCTCTATCTGCTCCTACTGGCGGTCACATGGTTGTAGTGATTGGCAAAAAGGGTGATGG